GTTTGGTTGCCGGCCGCGCCGATCTGGGCGACGGCGAATAGCCAGGTCGCCCGGTAGAGGCGGTTGGCGACGGCGGTGAATGGGATCGAGAATCCGGTGAGGAAGGTCAGCGAGAGACCGATGCCTGTTTGGGCGGCGGTGACCACTGGACCCACGCCCACCACACCCCACGGCATGTTCCATGGTCGGGTGTAGGCAGCGCGCCGGTCGACGAGCGCTGAGCCGACGATCTGGGCGATCGGCAACTCGAAGATCCCGGCCGGGTTCTGCGCCGGCACGCTGACACCATCGAGGTAGAGCAGCTGTGCCGTATTGGCGGCCGGATCGAACCGGACGACGGCGAGCCCGTTGGCGGTGACGGCGAGCACCTGATCACCGAGCAGCTCGCAATAGTGCCCGTCCACCCAGCATGCCCCGGCCTTGACGGTCAGGTTCGGGAAGGCCAGCGTCGGGACCATGTCTCCGCCCTGGCCGGCGAGCACGCCAGTGTTCGTCCAGTAGCGGGCCATCTTTCGCCAGCGTGCCTCGGAGCTCACTGAGCCATCGGCGGCATCGGTCGGCCATACGTTCATCGCAACCATGGGGTCACACCCTTTCCAGTTGGCGGATACGGCGGCCCTGGTCGATGCTCGCCCGGAACAGGGCGAAGTCATCGGCGGCGCCGATCGTCGCGGCGATCTTCACCGGCGCGCCCTCGACGAGATCGATGGCGGCCTCCCGAACGATGTCGGCACGGATCTGATCACCGACGCGGACTTGCACGATGTCACCCACCGACCAGTCTCGGGGGACCTGCTGCACCGGCGAGTCGACCGGCTCGAAGCTCACCATCGGCGGGGTGACGGCCCGGGCGAGAGTCTCGTTACCGGCGGAGACCAGCTGGGCGTTGTCGTTGGTGTCGCGCCGGTCCTGGAACTGCTCGACCCGGCCCCAGTCGAGAACCGATTGGGCGTTGGTGACCTCGACGATCGTGCGCAACTTGCCGAGGCCCTGGCCGGCGACATACACGAAGTTGCCCGTCGCCGCGTCGAACGTCGACGAGGTCTCGGCCAAGGTCCCGAGCTCCAGCGAGAACACCGCCGAACGCACGACCGGGGTGAAGATGTCCACGGACAGGTCGACGACTCGCACACCGAGCCCGAGGGCATCGGCCTTGCCGATGATGAACTCCGACAGGTTCTCGTATCGAGCCTGCCAGGTGACGACACCACCGACCGGCGCCGGGACCGGCACGACGAGCCCGGGAACGCGGCGCGCCGGCACGGCCGAGGGGCCGGCGTTGGCGTCGATGTACTGGGCGAGGATCTGCGAGGCCTGCCCGGTGCGCACGTCGTAGTCGTTCACGGCATAGGGCGGCGCGGCGGTGGCCGGTTGCGGATGGGCGATCCGGCGAGACAGCCAGACCATGTCGTCGACCCCGGTCAGCGACAGGTCATCGCCCTCGTTGGTGATGTTGCGCTCCAAGTGGGTCATCGGCCCCGAGCGCAACGTGCGGTCATCGATGCGGACCACGATCCTCGGGTGCTGCAGGTTGAGCAGGGCGTCGGAGGCATCACAGTCGGTCGGTAGCTCGAGCTCCCATGTTGAGATGGCGTTGTAGCGGGCGATGACCTTGAAGTGGTGATAGACGTCTATCTGTGCTTGGCGCTGGCCGACCTGATCAGCGACGTAGAGGGTCCAGGTGGTCATGCTGCGAGCCACCGGTTGCGCCATGCGAATGTGATCTTGGATTGGGCGGTGCCGGCGGCGAGACCGATGGAGACCCGGTTCGATCCTGGGATCAGCGGCCACAGCGACGAGGTTGCCGTCAGTCGGGAGAACACGTTGACGCCGTCGATGGTCACGGTCTTGCGCCCGGGTCGGGTGTCGATCACCACCGTCGAGCCGGCGGCGATGTTGCCGGTCAGCAACAGATCCTTGCCGGTCGTCTGGTTGGTGAGATGGAGATCGGTGCCCGGGCCGATGACGGTGATCACCGGCCAGGCATCGACATCGCCGAGGTTGCTGATCGTCAGTTGGGCGAACACGTCGGAGGCGCCGAGGATCAGCGGTTGTGCCGCCCATGAGCCGGCGAATGGGAACCAGGTGTACCCGGTCGAGTTGATCGTCGCCACCGCCGATGACTCGGTCGCGTCCTGCCAGTACGGGTCGGCGGCGCGAAAGGCAAGCACCGTGAGACCAAGCAACGGCCATTCCTCGGCGAAGTCGTCGAGCCCGGCCTCGTACACGCACACCAACTGGCGGCCGGCCCATGGTCCGATGACGACCGTCAGCGTGCCCTCGCCCTTGAGTGGGTCGAGGGCCTTCGCCCAGCGGCGGAGCTCGTCGCGGCCGGCTTGCGGACCGGGCACGACGACCGGGATCGTCGCCAGGCGCATCTCGTGACGCGCGCCGCGGAACGAGCCGCCCTGCGACTGGGGAACCTTGATGGTGAAGATCGTCACCGGCGGCATCATCCTCTGGGCGGCCTCGGTGCGCGTCACGAACCGGATCACTTCACCGACAGCGGATCGCCACTCGTGGGTCTCGCAGTCCTCGTCCGCGATCCAGGGCGCGTCGATGATCGTCATGCGCCTGCCATCAGTTCGAGGCGTCGGAACGCGTAGGCGACATCGGCCGAGTCGGCGGTGCGCGGGTACATGTTCAGGACGTAGCTGTTGCCGCCGGCCTCGTCGCGGATGATGGCGCGCAACATCTCCTCTGGCGCGACGATCTCGGTGCCGGCCTCGCCACCGACGAACAGGGTCGGTGATGTCAGCACGCCACCGCTGGCGAGCAGCGGGATGTCGGGCATGCCGATCGTGACTTTCGGGACATCGATGCCGAACACGGAACCACCGCCGACTGTGAAGTCGAGCGCGTTCCATCCCTTGATGAACAGGTTGATCGGCGTTTTCATCGCGGCGATGACCTTGTCGATGATGCCGGTGATCGTGCCGACGACACCATCCCAGATCCCGACGATGATGTCCTTGGCCGTCTGGATCGGGCCGGTGATGAGGCTGGTGATCGTCGACCATGTGTTGGTGAACCAATCCCAGACAGCGACCGCTGCGCCCTTGATCGAGTCCCACGCTCCGGTGACGATCGAGACCGCCGCCGAGATCGGCTTGCTGATGAGATCGGTGACCGTCGACCATGTGCTGGAGATCCAGTCCCACACGGCCTGGGCGGCCGCCTTGATGGTGTCCCAGTTCTTGACCACGATCAGCACCGCCGCGCCGATAGGCCCGGTGAGGATCGCCAGCAACAGCGGCCAGTGATCCTTGATCCAGTCGAACACCGCTTTGGCGGCATCCATGATGAACCCGAACGCTGCCGAGATCACCTTGCCCGCGCCATCGACGATGTCTCGGAAGATCTCGACGTTGTTGTAGGCGAGGATGATCGCAGCGACGAGCCCGGCGATGGCGATGGCGATCAGCACGATCGGGTTCGCGGCGAGCGCGGCATTGAACAGCCACACGGCCCCGGTCACAATGCCGAGCGCGACCGCGAGCGGCCCGATCCACGAGATGTTGTCCTGGACGAACTTGGCCACGGCCGACAGGGCGGGGATCACATACTTGGTGAGGATCTCGGCGAAGCTCGACAGCAGCGGCAGCACGGCGGTGCCGATCTGCTCCTGGAACTCTCCGAACTGGATCGCCGCGCCGCGCATCTTGCCGGCGGTCGTGTCGGCGGCCGTGGCGGCCTGGCCTCCGAACGTCTTGGACAGATCGCCCATGATGTCGTCAAGCGACTTGGCGTGCCCGCTGGCATCCTTGGTTTTGATGCCGAGCTTGCCGAGCGCGCCGGTCTGGCCGTTCGCCGCTTTGGCCAGCGCCTCCGAGACCGTGCCGAGATCCTTGCCGGTCCCGGCCGAGATGTCGGTCGCCAGTGCGAGTGCGGTCTGGGCGTCGGCGGCGTTGCCGAACCCGCGGACCAGGTTGCCCATCGCCGGCCTGAGATCGTCATCGGCGATCGATGTCTGCTTGGAGAGGTTGGCGATGAACTTCTCCGACGCATCGATCTGATCTTGGGTGGCGCCGGTGGTGTTCTGCAGTTGCCGGGCGAGATTCGCTTGCGACTCGGCGTCATCGGATGCGGCATCGACCGAGGCCTTGCCGAACTTCACGACGGCACCGATGGCGAACGCGCCACCGAGGGCCAGGCCGGCTTTGCCAGCGAATCCCTTGAGCTTGCTCGTCGCGCCGCCCGCGGCCTTGTCGATGCCCGAGGTCAGATCCTTGGTGTCCGCGATGAACTTGGCGACGATGGTGGGACCGGATGCCATGGCTCAACGCTTCCGGCGGCGTGCCGCCTTCTCGCGGGCGCGGATCTCCTCGCGCATGTACCCGACGAATGCCCGATAGGTGTCGTCATCCATCTCGTAGACCTCGCTCGGGCTCAGTCGCCAGAACCGGCAGAAGGCGGCGAGCTCGCGGAGCCGGCGAGCAGCGTAGGGTCCACGTCGAGCGCGCCCTCCTCGATCTGGACATCGATGTTGTCGCACTCGTCCCATCGCAGATCCGGGATCGTGCGCCGCAACTGAATCCAGATCATCGTCTGGATGCGGTCGGCCGAGTCGGCGTCCGGCCCGACGAGTTGATCCCAGGCGTGACCGGTCTGGGCTTTGAGGGCGCGCTGGGTACCGGGTGATGGGATGCGCTGCGACTCGGCGGTGGTCAGCCGGATCAGTTCCGGCAGGACCCGGACCTGGCCGTTGGTGGTCACGTTGCTCACGATGCTGGTGTCGACCATGCGAACCTCCCTACGCTGTCGTCGGCCGCGTTGCCGGCGATCTGTGCGAACTCGTCCTCGGCCTCGAGCAGGGTCGGATACAGGTAGCGGCCCTCGGGCACGTAGTCACGTCCGCGAGATCCGCCGAACTCGATCCAGCCCGCGTAGTCGACGCCATCGCCCAGCGACACGGCGACACCTTCATCGTCGGTGCTGGACTCGACCGACCCGGCGAGCTGGCCGGTCAGGTGCGGGACGCGGCCGGCGACGATGCCGGCGACACGAGTGCCGAGCGGGGCGACAGCCTTGTCGACCTCGGGTCCGAGCGCGGCCGACCATCGCTTCATGTCGGCCATCGCTGGCGCGACGCCGATGAACTCGACGTTGGGCTCGGTCACGGTCCCGGGACGATGTTGGTCAGCGGCACGGTCGTCCACCCGACTATCGACCATTCGAGATCGAACGAGGACGCGTCACCGATGTCGCCGGCGATCGGCGTGAACGACTGCGGGATCAACTGCCCGACATACTCGGGGTTGGTCGCCGAGACCGGCGCCGACGATACGGGCAGCACCGTGAAGTCCACCGGCACCGCCGCTTCGACCGCGGCGGTCAAGATCGCATTGGTGCCGACCGGATCGAAGCTGTGATACAGCGACGCCTTCAGCGTCCACTTGACCGTCCCCGGGTACTCCTTCACACCGCATGAGGTCTTGACCTCGACGGTCGCCACGTCGGGTGTGATCTCGATGTGCGACATCAAGCACTTGAGGGTCTGTCCGTCGATGGTCAGATCGGGGTTATTGAGAATAAGCGGGTCTGGGTCTGGCATCACGGACCTCCTGTGATCGGGACTCGCAACGTGATCCGCGCAGCGAGGTAGTTGATGTTGGCGATCGTGAACACGCGCGGTCCGCCGACATTGTCGAGCGGCCACGGGCCACCGTCCGCGGCGAGGTGGGCGAGGGTGTAGTCGACGAGCTCCTCGAGGGTTGCGACGCCGGCGCCTGGCACCAGCCGGCTCGCCACGGCAGTAATGACGAGCCGACCGGTGCGCAGACAGGCGGTCTGCGGTTGGAGCCACGGTTCACCCCAGCCGATCATCAACGCCGGCGGCTCGAGCGCGTCGACGAGATCGACGAGCACCACCGGGTCGTCGTCGGCGACCGGTGCGAGCGCGGCGGCCAGCTTGGAGCGGGCGTCGAGCAGGTTCATCCGACGCCGAATTTCTGCTTGAGCGGCAGGATCGCCGCGGCGTGACGACCGAATCCGGACCGAGGTGTTTGGACGCTGCCGACCTGATCGAACCCGACGCCGCCATTCGCTGTGTCGGGTGCCTTGTACCACTCGACGCCACGGTTGACGTTGGTGCGCACGACGATGTCAGGCGCCGGATCCTCGAGCGGCTCGACACGATCGAGACTGGCATCGATCTCGGTTGCCGCCGCCTCGAGACACGCCTCGAGCACCGGCCGGTTCGCGTCCGTGACGACCTTGAGATTCAAGGCGGTGGCGAGCTCCTCGGCGGTCGCGTAGGACATCAGCCCGCGGCGTCGTCAATCGCGGCGCGGATCTCGGCCTTGGTCCAGCTCGCCGAGACCTCGATGCCGTTGGCTTCGGCGTACTCGACGAGCTGATCCTTGGTCATGGTGTCGAGCGATTCGCCCTCGGTTGGCTGCTCGGGTTCGTTGTCCGAACCCGTCCAGATCGGGGCGAGCCCGAGCGCCTCTCGGTTCGGATCGTCGAAGATGGTCACGGCGTGACCGTCACCTTCACCACGCCGGTTGCCTCGACGACGACCGCGTCGAAGTCGCCGGCATAGCCGACCTGCACGCCCCACACCGATGGCTCGACGACCTGCAGGTTGCCGTACTTGTACTCGAAGGCCTTGACCGCGGCGGTCGAGTAGACGAGCACGGTGCCGGCGGGGAGCCCGGCCGACATCAGCGCGCCGAGTCCGGACAGGTTGGGGATCTGGCCGTTCGCGATGTCGCTGGCGTTCATCGCTCCGATGGCGTTGGTCGGGTTGATCGCGGGGAACAGCGGCCCGATCAGACCGAGCATGTCGGGTGATACGGCGATGATCGTTCGACCCTGTCCCTTGGTCGCCGCGAACACCGCGCCGGCGGCGGCCCATAGCGCCTTGCTGATGTCGAGCATCGTCGGCGCCGCGGGGATCGCCGGGCCGGCGGTTGCCGCGGCGGTCATGACGGTGCCCATTTCCTCTTCGGTCTCGATGCCGTACTGGGCGGCGAGGTCGTTGATGACCATGTCGAGGATCGCCGGCGACGACCGGTTGATGTTCTGCTTGGACACGTTGACGTATCCGCCGAACGTGTCGGCACCCAGCGGCGTCAAGCTGACGAGCATCTTGCGCGACGGCAGCTCGGTTTTCTCCCCGGCTTGCTTGCCGACCTGGGTGTGTTGCGTCACTCGGGCATACGACCATGAGCCTGAGCCGAGGTCGGTCGGACCGACGGATGCGATCAGCGGACGCGCGACCTCGATGAAGTTGATGACCGGTTGCACGATCGAGATTGGCAGCAGACCGGGGTTGTCGACGGTGGTCTGGTGAGCGGCGACGCGGTGGAATACTTCCTGGCGTTGCTGCGCCTCGGTGTCGCCGAGCTGCGCGTAGTACATGTCGGCGATGTATGCACCGGGCGACCGGTACTCGACGTTCGCCGCCTGCGGGTTGCGCGCACCGGCGTACAGGCTGACGAGCTCCTGGGTGCGAGTCCGCGACTCGATGGCGATTCGAGCGCCCTCTTGGAGTGGCTCCATCTGTCCAGCGATGACGCGCATGCGGTCACGCGCTCTGGTGTAGAGCTCGGTCTCCTCCGCGGTCATGTCGCGGCCGGCCGACTCGGCCCCCTCGACGAGCCCGTCCATGAGCGTGCGCTTCTCTTCGAGCTCGGCCTGGAAGCGGGCGAGCATGGCATCAGTCGCAGACATGGCGACCTCCTCGACAATCGAAACGATTAGGTGTTCCGAGTCCGGTGACATCGCTCGCTCGGTCCGGCGGCTCAGCCACTCGCCCGAGGGTCTCCTCGACTACGAGGGGGATGGTAGGTCGAACCCTGCGCTCTCGGCAAGCATTTCGAGTCGGAGCCGGTCGAGGTTCGGTGTCGCCGGCCGCCCGCGGGCGGGCCCCGAGTCGGCGCGCACGTCGAGCACCGGGGCGCCCTTGTACGCGGGATCCCCGGTCAGGGCGATGTGCTCGACGACTGCCTTGATCACGGTCCGGCTGCGACGGTCGGCCGACCACCGTTCACCGCCGGCCGGGACGGTGAACCCGGCCGAGGCGGACAGCAGACCGTCGTCGGCGAGCTCGAGGATGTCGTCGCCTTCGGTGGTGCGCGCGACGCGGATCTCGGTGCGCAGACCTCTCGGGTCGCCTGGGTGGAAGTTGACGACGCGACCGACCGGGCGCTCCGGATCGTGGGCACGGTTGACCAGCACGCTGCCGGTCACCCCGGTGAACGCACCAGGGTCGAACTCCTCGACGACCCACCGCTGCTGCCGGCGCAGGAACACTTCGGCCTTTTCGCCGTACGGCACAGCGATCAAGTCGATGATCCGTTGGGCGTGGCGTACCTCGATCGTCGAAGCCTTGCGGTATTCGATCTCTTCGTTCATGTGAGCACTCCTGCTGGTGTCAGCGACCGGGTCGGCTGCTGGCCGCTGATGGCGAACCGTTCGAGTTGCTGCACGCCTTCGGGTGTTAGCACGCCGAGGTCGACGAGGATCTGGTACGTCTGGGCTCGCTCGTACGGTCCGGGTCGCACGTACTCGTCGCGGTTCACTTCGATGTCGGTGCCGCGTGGCAGCGCCCACTGCGACAGGGCGTGCACGACCGGGCTGACCTTCGGCTTGAGGCCGGCGCGC